ATCATTATAAGTATCATTATAAGAATTATTATAAGAATCATTATAAGTATCATTATAAGAATTATTATAAGAATTATTATAAGTATCATATAAGAAAGATATAAGAAAGATATAAGAAAGATATAATAATTAATATAAGAATAATAAAAATAATTATTCTAATTTTATTTTTTTAATTTCTTTTTCATTAGATAATTCTTTAGAAAGAGATCTAATTCTTTTATTATTTTTATGTAAATTTAATTTTAAAAAATCATCAATAATATCTATATCTTTATCTTTATTAGAAGAATAATTTGAATTAAAAGATTTAGAAATATCATATTTATAATATTCAGAAAGTTTAGAATAAAGAATTTCTTGTAATTCTTTTTTTGATTTTTTTTCAGTAGGATTAAAAATAATATCAAAATTTTTAAGTTGTGAAATTAATTCATCTTTAGATAAGGTTTTAATATCATGAATATTTTTAATAATTGAATTAAAATCAGGATTAAAAGATACATTAGGAATAATATCTAAAGGATTATTAATATCAATACTACTATTAATATCAGGATTATCATTTCTAATATAAATTAATGTAATAGAAAAAGCTTTATTAAATGAAAAACAAGATTTATCATTATCTTTAAAATCAGTAGTACAATTATTAATATTTAAACAAAATGGTTCATGATTATTTAAATTCCAATTAAATTTGATAAGAGGACAAGAAATAAAAGTATCAGTATTAAATAATTTATTTTCTTGAGTTGATCTAAAAGTTTTATTCCATCCATTAAAAATATATCTATTATTTTTACAAGTTAGACCAGAAATGACATGATCATTATTATAATTTTCTAATAAACAAGATTCTAATTTATAAGAATGACCATTAAAATTAATAATATCTTTAAATTCATTTAATCCATTAATAGAAATAGAATAAAAAACAGAATTATAGATATTTTCTAATTCATTATTTTTTTTAAATAATAGATCATTAATAATTTTTGCATGTTTAGTATAAGCAATAGAAATATCAGAATGATTAAATATTAATATATCAGGGATATCATCTAAAATTTGTTTAATTTTATTAGTTTCATCAGTAATAGAAAGATTAAAATTTATATTAGTATCATATTTATAATTATAAATATTTTTTAATTTTAAAAATTTATCAAAATTTAATAAATATTTATTGGATTCTTTAAGATAAATAATATCTAAAATTTTAATACCTAAATATCTATAAAATTTACTAATAACAAATACAGGAATATAACCTAATTCTTTATAACCTTTTGTTCTAATATTAAATTTCAATTTATTTTTTAATATATAATCATTAAAATATTTTAACATATAGAATAATATAACTTGAGGTTTAAATTTATTAAAAAATAGAATAGAATCTTTAGAAAAGATATAATATTTTAATAAAATATCTTTACAAATTAAAAGAAATTTATTATTAGGATCCCAATTTATATATTCTTTTAATAAAAGTTTTCTAGAATTTTGACTATAAAAAACAATCATTAAAATAGAATTAAACCAACATGTACCTTCATTTTGTGGAATAGTAGTTAATTTAGTACAAAAATCTAAATCACTCATATCTATTAAATAATAATTAAATAAAAATAAATTAATATTTATTCATGATATATTTTTTAGAAAAATCTCTAATACAATAATCATAAAGAAAGAAATTATTATTAGATATTGGAATAACTTTAAATTTATTATAAATATTAGTAAAATATAAAGCAATAATACCTTGTTCATTAGTTTTAGAAATAGGATATAAATTAGCTAAATTATATAAAATATAATTCCAATTTTTAAAATAAACATCAAAAATATGTAATTTATGCCATTGAAATTTTTTTGTTATATTTCTTCCATCACAAATAATTTTATTATTTATTGTATAAAAATTATCATTAAATATAATATCTTTTTTATAAAATATTATTAATGAAGGTATATTACTTTTAATATTTTCAATTATTTCAGTATTATAAAGATCATTACCAATTATTAAACACACATCTTCTTTATAATTACCATAATTAATTAATTGATAATATGATTTAATAAAATGATTTATATATTTTAAATTAGAAACAAAAACTATACATATTCTTTTCATTTAATTCTAATTAATTTAATTTTAGATTTCTTTAAATTAATTAGAATTAAATGAAATTAATGTTTTATGAATACTATCATTAATATGAGGAATATTATAACCAAGAGATTCTAATTTACTAATAGATAATTGATTATTAGATCTTTTAGATTTTAAAGAAGAATTAAGTTCAATAATAGAACAATTATTCCAAGAATGATTTGGATTAATAATAGATTTATATAATTCTAAAATTTGATTATGAGAAATAACACCTTTATTACATAAATTAAAAGTTCCAACAGTTTTTTTAATTATCATATCAAAAATAATAGGATAAAAATCATTTAAAACAGTCATACTATTAGGACAAGAATAAATATTTTTATAAGAAATAATTTTAGTAATAAAATTTCTAGGATGATTATAATTAACAATTGGCATTCTTATTCTTAAATTAAGTACTTTTGATTTATAAAGATGCATAATTCTATCAGTAAAACCTTTAACAATAGAATAAGATGAACCAAAAAAATCAGGTCTATCATCTTCATGATATTCATAACTTTCAGGATCATTTCTATTAAAAATACATCCAGTACCAAGATAAGTAAGATGAATATTATATTTATTACATAAAAATGCAAGAACAAAAGGTGAATATAAATTATCTCTAATATTATCAACTAATTTACCATCTTGTTCTAAATAATCAATATTATTAATATTTTCACCATGAGTTCTACCAATAAAACTAATAATATGAGTTGGAGAATGAGCTAAAATAATATTTTCAACTAAAATTTCATTATCAGCTCTAACATTAGTTTCAATAATTTTAATATTATTATTATTATTATTAATAAAATTTAAGAATTGATTACCAATCCATCCTTTTGAACCAAAAAACAAAATTTTCATTTTTATTAAATAATCTTTAGTTAATAATCTTTAAATAATAAGTAAGGAAAGTGGAATCCATTCATTATCATATTCATTATAATAATTACAAAGTTCATATTCATTATTATTAATTTCATTATCATTTAAAATACTAGAAACAAAACTTTTAATATTATAGAAAACTTCACCAGAATTAATAGAAGTAATTGTTTCTATATTATCATATTGAGAATGATAATAAGTTGCACAATTAATAATATTATTTTTATAAATACCTAGAAGAAGATAATTATTATTATCAATAGTATTATATTCAAGCATTGTTATAAAAATAAATAAAAATAAATAAAAATCAATTTTTTTAAATAAAAAATGATATAAAAAGATACAATATATAAATAATGAGAATGATAAAAGAAACTTCATTAATAACTTTAATAGGAATAATATCAATAATATATAATAATTTTATATATCCATATATATTAATAATAATAAATGAGAATACACATAATTTTTTCTTAGTATTTATATCAATATTAGTTCAATTAGATAATTTTAGTTTATTACAGAAGATAGAAGAAAAGAAAGTAGATAATATAATGGAAGAGAAAAATTTAAAAATAATATCGAATCAATTATATTATATATGTAGAACATTAGATAATCATCATTATAAATATAAGACTTATAATAATCAAAGAGAAAAAGAAATAGATAAAGAAAGAGAAAAATCTTATTATAATAATAAAATATTTAATAAATCTTGTAATGATTTAATAGGTATTTAAATGTATTAATAATATTTTTAAATATAAATTTAAAAGAATATTGATTATAATCATTTAAATTATTATCAAAAGAATTATAAGAATAATTTTCATTAATAGTTTTTAATTTAGATTTAAATTTTTTCAAAGTATTTTTTTTATTTTTATAATTCATTTTTTAAATATATATGGTTTTTTATTTATAATAAATTCATTTTTTAGAATAGAAGTTTTAATAAATTTTAAATCAACTAAGAAATATAATATTGTATTAATATAATTATTAAAAATTTTAGGAGAATAAAATTCATTAACATCAATTGCACATTTAAGTTTATAAATTTTATCACTTAATTCTGTATTTAATCCATCAATATTTAAATTAGTTGTAATAATTCTATCATTATATGCATTTATTATTCTTAAGAAATCAGTTCTAATATTAAAATTAAAAGAATTAATTAATTTAGCTAAACCAAAATCCCATATAATCCATAAATATCCAATATTTTCAATATAATAATTATTACCATTAATTATATAATGGAAATAACCACCTTTTTTAATTTTATGATAAAGAAAATTACCCCAATGTGCATCATTATGAAAGAATCCAGTTTCTTGATAAAAGAATAATAATGAAATAAAAATTTGAGCTAAAGAGTTTTCAATAAATTTATTATTTTTATTATTAATAGTAATAAATTTTTTTAAATCACCATTAGCTAATTCACTTAAAATAGATGATAATGGATAACCTCTATTTTTCTTTAATAATAAAGGATAATTTTTAATATCAGTAATTAAATCTTTATTTTTAGATATATCATTAGAATGAGAATATTTAAAATTACTATTATCAAAATTTAAAAAATTATCACAATTAATTGCTTCATACATTAATGGAAAATGTGGACATTTATCTTTAAGTGCGGCACTAGTAAGAATTTTATTAATTTTTATTTCATTTTGTAAATCATAAGTATTTAGTGCTATTTTAACACTAAATTTATATAATTTTTTATCATTAGATCTAAAAGAACATAAATAAATAATACCATAAGCACTATCAGTACCTATTTTTTGTTTAAGAATAATATTATCACCAATTCTAAATATTGGATTATTATTTTTATCAAATTTATAAAAACGAATACAATAATTATTTTTAGAATTATTAATATTTAAATTTTTATTAATATTATGATAATAATTAATTCTATTATAAATATTTGCACTAACTCTATTTATATATGGATATAATAATTTTTTTAAATTTTTTTGAATAATTAATGCAGCTTTTTTCTTTTTACTATTACTATTATTTTCCATTCTTAATAATAATAATTATAATATTTATTATAAGATTTAATAAAGAATAATTATAATATTTATTATAAGATTTAATAAAGAATAATTATAAGATTCAATAAATAATAATTATAAGATTTATTATAAGATTTATTATAAGATT